GTTGTGATACTATATTATGTAAATCAACTACGCTTAGTGATGAACCCCAACTTTCTATAGATTTATTATTAGTTACAACTGATTTATCTGTATACCCTTTAACCCAAATAGGTCTAGCCCCTAAAGATTTACCATCATATGTAAATATATTATAATTCCAACCATATAAATCCGTTTCTAAAACAAATCCAGGAACTGGTGTGCTATATGATGTAATAGACGGAACATATGTTTGTTGCGTTGATGCTGATATCACTGGAATATTAGTAAATGCATAAATTCCATTATTTAATATACCTGGATACTTACTAAATGCATTTGAGTTTATATATGCTGAAAGTGATACTAAATAATTTCCAGTAAGATTAGGAACAAATGATAATACAAAATTAGAATCGACTACTACATTAGTTATAGTTGATGTATATGATGATGTTCCCGTAATATTATAAGAAATATTTCTTATAACTGGATCGGATGTATATATAGTTCCATTAGGATCAGTTAATTTCCAATGAATTGCTGATATATCATTCATTAATACGCTTGGATATTGTTGATACGTTGCGGTTAAGGATGAAACATTTATATTACTATTGGTTGGATAATTTACATATATAGAACCTATATTTGGTTGGTCTATAACAACATGATCATAAGTAGACCAAATTGTATTTATATTTTTACTTACATCATTATCTCCATTAATAAACCCTGATAATATAAATGAAGATATCGGTGTTTTTTGATATAATAATACGTCATTAGCATTAAAAATCATATCCGATGGTTTATTTCCATTATACCAAATATCATTAGCAACATCATGAAATCCTTTTATCCATATCGTATTATTTGAAGTATATGCATGTCTAACTGTATAATCAGGAAATGCAGAAAGGGTTAAATCTTGTGTTGATGTAGTAGTTCTATAATAGATATAAGCACTTCCTTTTTTAAGCAACATATTATTACTCCAACTTCCATATCCCCAATTTGGAGTAGATAATGTTGAATTAAACCATGTAAAATCTGAACTATTATTATATCCTAATAAATCACTACCAACCCAAGTATTTAAATCAAATTCCAAAGGAGAAAATGTATCTAATGCTATAAAATCCGCAACACTTCCAAAATCAGTATAATTCATCCCATTATGTCCAAATGGGGTGAATTGAACTTGTCTACATGTGCATAATGCATTATTATTAGCATTTAAATTATTTAAATATAAACAATTATTTTCATGTTTCGTTGAAATAAATATAGTATTAACTAAAGTATCATTACCAGTCCAAACAAATCTAGTTTTTGTTCCTGATTTAAAATTTGCAGTAAACCCTTTTTGTGAAATACTTTTAAAATTATTTTTTGTAATATCTGATCCTGATAGCCATGCACATTCTAACGCATTTGATTGTGTGGATTGATAATTAGGAACTTTATATATAATATCCGCAGAACTTATATGATTAGATGCTGTCGCGTATGGTATATATAAAGCCGATAATGGCATAGAATTACATATATTAGTAGTAGAAACATCAGGAAATGCATCAATATACGTAATAATATTATCATCTAATTTGGTATATGGCCATTTAATAGTAGTAGAATCTCCTGAAAGTATTGATAAATTAGTTTTTGTAATTTTATATAACCATGCTTCTGATATATCTCCATTATAAGACGATTGGGATATATCAGGAGCGATATCCCATGTTCTTATTTTATTAGCATGAGTATATAAAGAATTTGCATATGCTCCATAATCTACTAATGTTGTATTATTAATATTAATAGGTAATGTTGAACTTACAGAATAAATAGAACTCCAATAAATTTCTTCAATTGCTTTCTTATATCTATTATCCAAATATGTAAATGTTGGATCATAGGTTAAGGATGGACCAGTCCATTCTAATGAATCTCCACTTAATCCATATCCTGCAAATGGATATCTAAATATTGTTTTAGAATTTGCACCAAAAAAAGCATTAATTGATAAATCATTAGAAATATCATACTGTTTATAATTTAACCATGCGCCATTTATTCCATCAACACTTTTAACAAAAATAGTATCTGCTAAATCAATACTCGATCCTCCAATTCCAAGAGTTTCAATATTAGCAGAACTTAATGGAAGGGATTTATATATTGGATAACTATATGCTAATGATTCATATACACCAAATGGATAGTAGAAAAAATTATTACCTTCTACTATATTTACAGCATAATAATCATTAGAAATACTTGATGCTTGAACATTAATAGTATATTTCGATTCTCCTAAATATTTTCCTTGATCGTTAATTAAATCTATTGCGGATAGATTTAATGCTGATAGATCAAAAGTTCCTGCTGAGTATGCCCAATCTAAAGATGTTAATGATAATCCTAAACTATTAAAATAGGTTTCTGTTGTTATGTCTTGATTATTTATGTAACTAGATAGTGGAATCTCTAAACTTCTATCAAAATATTGATGATCATCATATAATTCTTCTATTTCTATATTAATTGTATCATTAATAGCACTTAGTTCTGGTAAATTTGTCCATACTGAAGCAGGAACTGTTATATAAGTATTACTTCTTTTACTATAATTAGATAATATAACATCAGTTAATTCTTGTATTCCTCCTCTTACAGAACCTACCAAGTTATATTTTAATTTTGTTTCTTTTAATTTTTTCCTTTGTTGTAAATAATATAAAGAAATATTTTTTAATTTAGTTGCAAAAAATGGAATTTCTAATAATAATTCCTTTTCATCACTAAGATTAACATTACTATACCATGTTTCTTTCTCTATATCAGTTAAAAACATCTGTAATCCGTTTAATAAATTTAAATATTTTATACGAATTAAATTTAAAGAATTTGTCTCAGTTTGATTTTTATTTTGATACCAAGTTATTAAATATTGATTATATTGTTTATATGCTTGATCAGGAATTACATTTGAATATGTTGCATACCAATCTTTAAAAGAAAATGGAAAATCTTTATCTAAATCAGGAGATACTAATCTCAAAGGATTTGAATATTTTTCTAGTTGTTGAGGAGTATTAAATAAAGTTTGCACAGATTATTCAATTACTTATCAATAAAAAAATTAATTTCATTGAACATCCATCCATAAATTTTTTGTTAGTAAATAATTGAATATACTATCAACAATTCCATTTTCTATATACCAATCAGCGGAAAGTGTCATATCTAATGTTGTATATGGACTATTCCAATCGATAATATTATTTGTTAATGTATTTGTTCCACTTAAATTACATCCCCATAACCTTTGACGAGATACTGATGCAAGATCTAACATATTTTTTATTTCAGCAGGAAAATTGTTACCATAATCAAATAATGGTTGATCAATTTCAAATGCTAAAGATTTTAATTGATCTATATTACATGTATCTACATCTGACACATTTGATGTAAAATTTGCAATTTTTGAATAAATTTCTTTTCCCATATCTTCAAAAAGATTTGAATTCGATATTGTTCCATCACCAACAACAGCAGGTAAAAATTCATCAAATAATTGCGTATTATCATATAAAACTTCTGGAAATGCTAATGATTTCATATATCCTGCCATATTAAAACTTTCATTAACTTTTCTTATCTCATATGAATTATTAAAATCTGCAACATTAAAAGGTGCGGATACTCCAGATAATATTAGATTAGATGATAAATCTTCTGCATATTTTTGATACCATACATTTCCAGTCCAATCTCCAGTAACACTTGCAGATTTTGCAATATTTGAACTTACTACACTTACAATAGTATCATCAGTATCAGAAAAATAGTATATTAAATTAGGTCTTTGTTTTGCATTAATAACAGTAACATCAGTATTTGTATTAAATGTTGGATCAGCATTAAACATATGTGCATTATTTGTTATAGCATCAACTACCCAAACTCTATTATACACATCTACTGATAATGCGCCAATTTCTTCATCATCTTCAAATGGTGATAATATTTCAGATGATGGAGAAAATATTACTCTTGGCGAAGTATCATTAAGTGTAGTGGAAGGTATACTAAACGACCAAGTATTTATAATAGTTTTACTAACACGATCTATATAACCAAAACTTCTTACCCCAAATGTAAACCAAATATTATTATTGGCATCCAATGAAATATAATTAGGAACATTTATACCAGAAATAGATGTTAATAATGTTCCGGTTTTACTATATTGATTTATTCTTCCTAAAATTGTACCCGAAGTTGTTGATGTTGATGTGCCAAACGATTCAGTAACCCAAATATTATTTAATTTGTCAACTGCAATATTCATAGGAGTTGAATTTGCTGATAAGGTAATATTAACTGATGATAATCCTGCTGATGTATATTTAATAAGAGCACTAGAATTTGGATTGCAATATGTAACCCAAATATCATTATTCCTATCAGTTTCTACAACAGGAGGTTTCATTAAATAATCATCATATAATCCAAATTCTTGAGTATTATTAGGACATATCGCAAATAGAAAATTAAAATTCTTATCAAACTTTAAAACTGATAAACTATTATATAAAGAAATCCATATATTAAAATGTTTATCAATACTTATATATGAAGGAGTAGTTGGACTAGTTACAGGATCTTCAGTTATAATACTTGATAGATTTAATGTGCTTAATAAAACTCCAAAACTTGAAAATTTATATAAACAATCTTGTTCACCATCAACTGCTAAAATTTCATAATTTCTAGGATCAATTGCTATACCATATATACCAGAAAATCCAGACATATTATAGTTAAAAGTATTATTATTAGTTACTACCGGAACAGGAAATTTTAAAATAGATCCTTCTACTACTAATCCATTACTTCTATAATAATCTACAGTAGGACAATTAACTGAAATTGTAGGTTGTGGGGTATATATAATTTTACTAATAGATCCTATATCTGGAGTAGGAATAACAACAAAATTATTAGGAGCATATTTAGAAGGATATTGAAATTTATAATCACCTACAGAAATATTATTTGCTGTAGTATATGCGATTAATGTTACATTATCAAACGCACTAGATGAGGTAACTGTAGTAAATCTATAACCTCCATTTCTAAATCCATTATCATCAGTAGCAATAAAATATAATGGAGTATCTTCACAAGATATTGAAGTCATACCTGTTTGTGAAGATAATTTAAAATTTATAGTATTTACTTCTCCTTCGATATTACTATTAGGATATGTAAATACTACGCCAGTAGCAATATCAATACCATCAGTACGTTCATTAAGAATATAATCTCTACTATAACTATGTGCAGTAATCATAGTAGGAATTTTAACATTTGTCCATTTTTGTGGATAAATTTCGTCAATATAATTTCCAGTAACTCTTAAATAATCAGGAGATATATCTCCAACTTGCCATGTAGTAACAGCACGAGATACTTTACTATTAGAAAAACTTTTATATGAATATATATTCGAATCTAATGGATTGATAAATCCAGATGTTTGTAATGTTGCAGATATTAATAATGGACAATTATTTGTAATATCACCACTACCAATACTATCAACATAATAAACTGATGCTTCTGCGGATGCTCCAACAACAGTATTATTATAATATATAGGTTGTGATGATAATACTATATTAGTTACTGCATTTATTCCTGCGGGATCTGTTGTAAATTTCCATGTAGGATTTATAAAATTCCACTTTTCAGGAACTTCTTGATATGGTATAGATTTAGAATTAACAGCATATAATTCTAATATAAGAGGTTCAGATGATAATGGTATTTGTGCAGAAAATACTTGAACGATAAATGGTGATGTTGTTGGCATACCGACAAGACCATAAGCAGTTGGTAATGCGAAAAATGTAACATAATCATCAACATAAGATGATGCAGTTATATTCATATTTGAGGTGCTAAAATTATTATAAGCATCAAATGTAGAAAGCGTTACTGTATATATTCCAGCATAGTTATAAATATGATTTACAATATTTTCATTATAAATATAAGTTCCATCCCCAAGATTCCAAATAAGTTGAACACTACTATTATTTATACCTGTATTAGAATTAACAAAGGTAAATTCAGTTGCGTATATATATCCAATTGAATCTGATGCTAAAGTAAAATTTGATGTTAAATTTGACATATTATATTATTACTATTTTATTAATAAGATTATTTAAATCGAATAAATATGGATATTCGAAAAAATTAAATACTATATTATTCGTTGTCTGTAAAGTATCTAATGATGAATAGTCAGGGTTCCATATAAATAACGACAATCCATTAATTTGAACACTATTATCAATTCTTCCAGTATAAAAACTATCAATACCATTAATATTTAATATTTGTTGTGATAGTGAAGTAATATCAAGAGTTTGTCCTAATGTAAGATTAGATTTACTAAAATATGATGTAAATATATTTATAACGTCCTTAATAATAGATGAATTATCTCTATTATTATATACATTTTTTTTAATATATAATCGACTTAAACTTTCATCAGTAACGGTAATATTTGTATTAGAATTATTAGAATTAGTTCCTATTGCTACTGCTTTATATACAGGATCAGCATATGCAATTTCAGCAGTCATACTCTTTAATAATTGTACAGAAGTTGTAATTAATTCCTTTTGTGGTGGTAATAAATATGATAATGTTGTATTATCTACAGTTCTAGGAACAATAAATAAATAAACATTATTAAAATTACATGCATCTGAAAATTGAAATTGATTAAATAATGCTCTACCATTTAAAGAGGGGTCAGTTAATCCTAAATTATAAAAATATTGTAAATATTGTGTTGTATATGTAATATTATCAACAACTGTAACATCAGATATTAAATTAGAAAAATTAGTATTTATAAAAGATTTATAATCATTTTCTGTTACTAATCTATATTGACTACGAAAAACAGAAGGAGCTGCAGCACGTATTTCATCCGGTGTTTGAATAGTTTGAACTGGAGTAGATGCAGATTTATTAGAAAATGATATATATGCTAAATCAGAATTTGATATTATATCATAAGAATTATTTGATAATACACTTGCAATAATCTGATTAAATTGTGTTGTATTATATTCAGTTGCTTTAGCGGATGTTATAGCATTTTTACCAACTTCGCCAACACTTCCATCACTTTGTAGATAATATACTGCAACTTTATCATTCGGTTGTAGTTTTACTCCATTAATATCATCTCCGAATGTGATTTCATATTGATTATTACCATTTAATCGGATTTCATATTTTTCTGCTATACTATTTTCTAAATATAGACTATTACTTTTTGTATATTGCGACCAAATACCTAAATTATTTCTATTTACATAAACATCAATATTAAAATGATCGATATTAATATTAGTTGCAGGAGAAAGTAATACCATTTCATTTTCATCTCCAATTGCTGTATATAAAGGATATTCCTGATAACTACCTTGATATAATAATGCTTGACTACTTAACTCTGTTAATCCTTCTGAACTTAGTGATACAGTTTTAACAAATGTTTGCTCGGAATTAAAAGAAAATTTTATACCATTAACACTAACTGAAGTATATCTAGGTATAGTATAAGTTCCTGCATTTAATGTATCTACAGTTGCTGAAAATGGCAATGTAGAAGTTTGATATCCTAATGGATTATAATCAAGTAATTTTACTATTCTATTTATATTTTCATATAACTGTGCCTCTGTAAACATAGATTCAGATGCAGTTTTATTTAAATAATACATTAATGTATTAAATGTATAAGCCACAATATCAATAACTGATGCAAGATTACTTCCTATATAATTTTGGTCAGTAAAAACTTGTGTAGTATTTAGTCGATCTAAAATTAATTGTCGTAATGAAGTTGCATCAAAGGCAACATATTCATTTGATGGTATATTGTAATTATTAAAATTCGTATTATTTGTTGCCATAAATTATTATTGTGATTGGATTATCGTAAATGTTTGAGTGTTAACATTAAAAACAAAAGTCGATTGGACATTTACTAAATTTAATACTATAATATCCATATATATTGATATTACATATTGATTATTATCAGGTTGTGCAACTACATTTATCGCTTTAATTTTAACTCTTGGTTCATAAATAGAAATTTTATTTAATATAGTATTTCCGATTGATTCACCTGCTTGTTGTGATATTGGTTGAAATAAATAATAATCAAGATTCGTACCATATTCAGGAAATAAAATTCTTTGTCCTGGTCTTGTTGAAAATAAATTATGTAAAGAGTTTTCAATTGCGGCAACATCTTCACTAATTTTAATATCCCCTCCACGAATAGAATTAGGAAAATTAATGTTAGTGCTTACAAGTTTGGAATATGTGATATCTAAGTATAAATCACGATAGATAGACCCCATTTGTGTCTTTGTATTGGATATATTATCTAAGGTTTTTATACGAATTGCCATATTATCTATATTATTTATAGAAGAAAGTGTTAAATAATATCATATGACTGAAAATTTCGATTTATTATATAAAACTTTATTAGAATCTGCATCAAATGAAAGAGGACAGCAAGGTGGGTTTATGGGTGGTGATAGAATTACATTTCAAAAAGACACATTAAAACATGAATATTTTAAAAATGTAGGGCAAAGTCTTAGGGATTTAGTTGCAAGCTGTATGGAAAAAGATTTTGATAAAATTCTTAGAATTAGTGTATTAAAAAGTATATATCCGACAACATCACAAAATTATCGTGGAGGAACAGAAGCCCCTGATGGAATTTTTGCTGATGTTGTAATTGAAGGAAATCCTGGATTTTACACATCACCAATGACTGTTCCTATTGGTGTTCTTGTTCTTCATACTGATGGAGGTGGTAGAGGTCCAGTTCCTGATAGTTTAAAAAGAAAGGAAAAATTAAATGATCCTGAAAAATATAAAACCAAAAAAACTGATGGCAAAGAAGATGATCATATAAATTATGCATCAAGTGATACTAAAATCGCAGGGGGAAATAAATGGGATGATACAAAACCCGGTAGTGGAAGTTATAAAATGTAACATATAGATGATATAAAAATAATTAAAAAATCTCAATATAATGTTGAGATTTTTTTGTTTTGTGTCATAATTAATAGACACAAAGAAATTAATATTATGTCAATACGAGCACTTCAAGATTATACATTCTACGCAAAATATGCGAAATACAACAAAGATAAAAAACGCAGAGAAACATGGCAGGAAACTGTAGATAGAGTTTTTGAAATGCATGAACGTAAGTTTAAAGATATATTAGAAAAAAATGAAAATTTTAGGAAAGATTTCAATTTTGCAAAAGAACAGGTATTAAAAAAGAGAGTTTTAGGAGCACAAAGAGCATTACAATTTGGTGGTGATCCAATTCTTAAAAAAAACGCAAAAATGTATAATTGTTCAGTATCTTATATAGATAGAACAAAAGCATTTCAAGAATGTATGTATCTTTTATTATGTGGATGTGGTGTTGGATTTTCTGTTCAAGATAAACATATAAATAAATTACCAAATATAGAAACGCGAACAAAAGGGAAAAAAACTTTTATAGTAGAAGATACTATAGAATCTTGGAGTGATTCAATTGGGGTTTTAGTTAATTCATATTTTAGTAATAATGATAATATATGGAAAGATTATCAAGGTTTTGAAATAGATTTCGATTTATCTAATATAAGACCGGAAGGTGCGCCAATCACAGGAGGATTTAAAGCACCTGGATCAAAAGGGTTGGAAGTTGCTATATCTAAAATTAAAGCAATATTAGATTATAGGATTTCGTTAAATGAAAATCGTATGCATGCTATTGATGCATATGATATTATAATGCATGCATCTGATGCTGTATTATCAGGAGGAATTAGACGATCAGCAACTATTTGTATTTTTAGTAAAAGTGATAATGAAATGCTAAAGGCAAAAACTGGAGATTGGTTTATTAAAAATCCACAAAGGGGTCGTAGTAACAATTCTGTAGCTTTAATAAAAGATAAAACAACTCGTGAAGAATTCTATGAAATTATGGAATTTGTAAAAGAATTTGGAGAACCAGGATTTGTATGGCTTGATAATGAAGATATAGTATATAATCCTTGCCAACCATCTTGGGCTACGGTATTAACACCTAATGGAATATCCACAATAGGGGATATAAAAGAAGGTGATAAAATTTGGTCCGAAACTGGTTGGACAAATGTGATAAAAAAATGGTCTACTGGTATAAAAAAAGTTTATAACTATAGAACAACATCTGGAAATTTTTACGGAACAGAAAATCATAGATTAATATCTAATGGCGAAAAAATAGAAGCAAAAGATTGTGAATCTATTGATATTTTACATGGAGAATATAAAAATAATATATCAATTAATATACAAGATGTAATGGATGGGTTAGTATTTGGTGATGGATCAGTTCATGAAGCAAGTAATAATTTAGTATATCTAATAATAGGGGAACACGATAATGTTTATTTTAATAGCGAAATATCAAATCTTATAATAAAAGATAGGAATAAATTACATCATGGAGCATATGAAATAACTACTACAATTAAAAATACAGAAATTCCATTAACATATAATAGAATAATACCTTCTAGATTTATATATGAAAATAAAAATAAAGTTTGTGGATTTTTAAGGGGATTATATTCTGCTAACGGAAGTATTTGTGGTAAAAGAGTTAC